TGAAAATAGAGAGGAAAAATTCTGTATGACAGCTGAAGATTACTCTAACCCTAATGAATTTAGAGCCTATGTAACCGCCGTTTTAGGACCAAACCAATTACTCATGGATAATATTATTACAATACAACACGCAGTTCAAAAATACTCAGAAGCAAAAGACATCACCGTATTAAAACAATTTGGATACAACAATATTCCGAAAGGAGACTTGTACCCTAAAGTTTATAGAACCCCTTCTGTTTTAATTGATAAAGATGGTGTACGAGAAAACGATGAAATCATCATTAGTTTAGCAGATGAGCAATTTTCATGTGATTTAGACATGTGTATGCTTAGTGATGAAGAATTTGAAATAGCTAGAGAAAGTATTGGAGAAGATCTAATTCGCCTTTCTAGTTTTGAAGTATCCCATACAGCTATAGGTCATGCCTATTTGCCTATCATTTTTCCGTTTTTAGGCAGTGATGAAACAAGATACCTATTCTTTGTTAGAGGCCAGACAGGTAGGGGTAAATCTTACTTTGTTAATATGTTACAAACTTTATATGGAAATTTCAAAACTGTAGCTTCATGGAGATCCACTGCAAATAGTATTGGAAGAATTGGTTACTTTTTTAAAGATGCAATATTTGCAATTGATGATTTTAAACAAAAGAACATGGCTACTACAAGCGCTTATAATGCTGCTTTAGGATTAATGCAAAATTTTGCAGATAATACTACAAGATCTAGAATGAACGCTTCTTTAGGAATAGCTAAAACTTATGTAATAAGAGGTTGGATTATGTTCAGCGGAGAAGACACCCCAGCAGGGGAAGCTTCTAACTTATCCCGTATGTTTATGGTAAATCTTGATGGAACTTACGAACGAGATTTAGATTTAGGGAAAAAGATTCAAGGAGTAAGTAAATACTATCCAGGATTTACCGCAAGGTATATACACCATATTTTAAATCAAAACCCAGTATTATTAGAAAAAACTTATGACGATTTTTTACGCACATACTATGCAATTGTAGAAGGGCAATCTAATGATATTAGAATTTCTAGAAATGTAGCCCTACTCAGTACTAGTTATAAATATTTATCTGAATTTTTATGGTCTAGAAGAAAAGCTAAAGATTTTCAAGAGAGACTATTTGAGCATTTAAAAGAAAAAGTTCAAAGCTTAGTAACAGAAGCAGCAGCTGAGTTAGCGTCTGATAGATTTCTAAAAATACTTAATGAACTTATTTCAAGCGGAAGGCTAAGATTACAAGCCGACAGCATTATGGATGTAGATCAATCTCCAGCCCCTATAGTAGGGTTTTGGAGTACAATAAAAGGATCTAGCGAACCTACCCCCAGTATTATATTTGCACTAGCTTATAATGAGGTATCACGGTCCTTAAGGTCCGCAGGTAGCAGCTTAGATCATAGCCAAAAGGCAATATTAACGGAGCTATATGAAGAAGATAAAATTTATGATAGCAAACTGCAAATCAGAAAATTTAATAAAGCTTCTGTTAGGGTAGTAAGAGTAAAGCCTGGAATTTTGACTACCACAGATTAACCAAATACTATTATGAGAATACACTCTCTATTTAGCAGTAGTTCTGGAAATTCGTGTTTAATTAGTACTGATAAGATTAGTATACTTATAGATTTAGGAGTAAGTTACAAACGCTTAAAAGAAGCTATGGGAGATGTTGAGCCAGAGGCTGTATTCATAACCCATGAGCACGGAGACCACATATCTGGTGCTGGAGTTTTTGGTAGAAAAACTGGTAAATCAATATATCTTCCAGAAAGATGTTTTATGGAAAAGCAAGCCTCATTTAATAAATGTGATGTAATTTATCACGAAGCTGGCACAAGTACCACTCTAGAAGATTTGAAAATAACTAGTTTTAGTACTAAACACGATGTAGCTGATAGTGTGGGATATGTAATTGAAGACTTATCTAATGGTAAGAAATTTGGGTATCTAACCGACACTGGAAGTTTTACAAGACTGATAAGGCACTCCTTAAAAGGGTGTGACGCGTATTTACTTGAAGCGGACTATGATACCGAAACCTTATGGGGTCACCATGAATATGACATAATACTAAAAGGCAGAATAGACGGTCCTTACGGACATCTAAGTAACGCCCAAGTATTAGACTTTATTGATGAGGATCTTGACTTGGACTCAGTAGAATGGCTTATGTTTGGACACCTGTCTAGCAAAACTAACAATGAGGAATTATTGTTAAGTGAAGCTAACACACGATTTCCAGAACATAAAGATTTATTTCGTATAGCACCTACAAAAGAACCATTGCTTTTATAAGCAAATCATGGTTATATTAATATATAGAACTAACCATAAAAACTATGGACACATTGACCTTAGATATTGAAACTATTCCTCAACAAACTAAGCTATCAGAGATAGCAGAGGAAGAGCTTCAAAAGAAAATAAACAGACAAAAAGAATCGGACGAATCTCCAGAGGAACTAAAGAATCGCGTAATGGCGACAAGCCCTTATTTTGGAGAAATTATTTGTATTGGTTTAATGAAGACAAACGACAAGGGCCAGTTCGAAAAACTAGGCCTAATAGGAGAAGAAAAAGAAATCCTAATAAAGTTCTGGAATATAGTTAAGAATCATTATTATGGCCTTTACGTGTCATATAATGGGTTAGGGTTCGATGTACCTTTCATTGTAAAACGCTCAATGATGCATAAAATCCTTCCAACTTCCAAAGATTTCACAGATACTAGACGATTTCAAAAGCACCCACATTTTGATGTAATGAACCATATTTCTGACTACGACAGATACGCGGCTCCCACATTAAGATTAGCTTGTGACTTCTTAGGAATACCTTCTCCTAAGGAAGGCGATATAGCAGCTAAAGACGTATACACAGCTTTTAAAGCTGGAAGAATAGAAGCAATAAAAGATTATTGTTTAAGAGACGTTGAAGCTACTTATAAAGCCTATGATATTGTTCGTAGATACACAAAATAACCAATACAAAGAATGAGTTCACTATTTGAACCTGCCGAAAAACAGGCAACACGTTTAAAAATGCTTATTTATGGAGCAACCGGAACTGGTAAATCTGTAGCTTCATTACATTTTCCAAATTGTGCGGTAATAGACGCAGAAAAAGGAACGGAGTACTATGGAGAATTTTTTGATTTCGAGAGGATTAAGACAGCTAATCCAACAATGGTAAAAAAAGCTATTGATGAATTATTAGAGGACCCTCGGGATAGAAAGACGTTAGTAGTAGATCCTTTTACTAATATTTATGATCAAATAATATTAGGTTTTACTAAAAAAATGGCTATCAAAAATGGTAAAAGCGATTATGTACTACAACCTTTAGACTACAGACACATAAAAGCTGAAGTAAAATACATGGTAAATAAGATGCTAGCTTTAGACATGAATATTATTGTAACTGCTAAATCTAAAACTTTATACTCCTCTGAAGATGGAGATTTTATGAAAGTTATTGGGACGCAGCCTGATGTACCAAAAGATATGCCTTTCATGTTTGACGTCGTTATAGAATTATATAATGAAGGTACAAAACATATGGCTATTGTAGAAAAAGATAGAACTAACCGTTTACCAAAAGACAAACCTTTTGAATTCTCATACGCATCTTTTACAAAATATCTAGGTAACGAGACTTTAGAAAGAGAGCCAGTTGTTTTTAACCAGCAACAAGCATTAGAAGACACCGTCGGAAGACATGCAGAAATTAAATTTAAAGGTAAAGCTTTAAAAACTGCGGGTGTTCAGGCCGGTACCCTAATGGCCTTAGAAAAAATAACTAAAAAAGTAGGGGAAAAAGCTACCAAAAAACGTTTAGCAACAGACTACAGCGTAAACAGTGTGCTGGATCTTAAAGAAGACGAAGCAATTTTATTAATAAATGATCTAACCAAAGACAACACAGATGGGATATAATTTACAAAAATCCGCAGATAAGTCAGGAACTTTCGACCCTCTTCCAGAAGGAAGATACACATGCACTATAGGTGACATAAAAGTTGGAAAGTCCTCAAATAACAATGAAACAATTAATGTGACATTTACAGTAGCAGACGGAGAACACAAAAATAGGAAAGCGTGGAATACCTTTACTATGACAGAAAAGGCTCTTCCTTTTGTAATAAATCTATTAAGAGCTGTAGATAAAGCAGACGTTATATCAGAAAGCGTAGAAGTAGAAGATATAGTCGGCGCTATTCGAGGAAAAACTGTATCAGTATATGCTGATATCGGTAGTAATGGCAAAGGTGGTCACAAAAATATACTTTCTCAATATCAGTCAGCTGAAGCTGCTGAAGAAGAAGAAGGCGGTCTTTTTGACTAATAAGTATTATAGGCGCTGGTTAATAGCCGGCGCCTTTACTTAAATCAAATTTAAAAATGATACAAGATTTAGGAACTTATAAAACTTGGTGGTTAAAAAACGTAAAAGATTTTAAAGCCGGTAGTATTTATTCTATAGAAATTGAGTATAATACTACTGTAGATATTGAAGTATACTTAAATTTTTTATGGGAAAATCTTTTAGTTAATTCTCTGCAATGTAAAACTATAATAAAAGCAAATAATAATAAACATACCTGTAACGTAGTAACTAATTTTTACCAAGGCACTAACTTCACCGGTCCTATACAATGTACAATTAGTCCGTCCAACCCTAATGATTTAAAAAAACCTTCAGGGCTCATGGCGGCTGTGTCGGGCAACAAATCTACTTTTGAAAAATTAGATATAACCAATCTAATCATTAAAAAGAAAGTCTTCGACATAGATGCTTATTTGGGAACTATTAGTTGTGAAGAATTAGAACCTACAGGAGAGGTTGATAAATCAGTTATTCTTCACGGATTTCATTACAAAGAAGATGGATTGGGGGCACACCTATGTAATCTATATAAACATGTATTTAAAGATTTTAAACATATTTCTTTCAATCGACCACTAGATCGCTTACATAGAAATTTTATATTTTTAAGCACTTTAACTAATTTTATGCCTACTACTTTAAAAAAACATGAACAAGATTTTAAATGGCTTAAATTATATAAAAAATATGAAAATGCTCATATTAGACAGCCACTTGATTACAAAAATTGTAAATTTGTACACGTATCAGGAATTGACCTGGAATCTAATATTATTGAATATAATAATAATTTAACTTCCTGGATTAAAAACACTTACGACGCAAATACTTACTGGTATTTAATGTGGGAAAACACTGGAGTTTCTACTTTAAAAGATATAATACCTACTTTTGATAATATCGTAGTTACAAATTCATGGCTAACTGACTGTTTAAAAGAAGAATACCCAGAAACTGAAATATATAAAGTAGAACATATAGCTTCCTTTCCAAACTTTATTAATAATCCAGAACCCAATAAATTTGTATATGGGTATTCAGGTGGGTTTTGGGATAGGAAAAAAGTAGATAATATAATTGATGCTTTTAATGCTTGTAAAACTGAAAATGACTATTTGAAACTTCATTCCAGAAGATTTGTAAATACTCCAGTTATGATGAACCAATTAAAGGAACACATTGCCCAAGAACCCAATAATATTATTCTTCAACATAAAACATTAGATAACGAAGAATACCAATCCTGGTGGGAATTACTAAATTGCTATGTATTTCTATCAGCTGGAGAGAGTTATAGTATTACGCCTAGGCAAGCCCTTTTACAAGGAATACCTGTGATACTAAGTAAAAACACTGCTCATTTAGATTTAAAAGATATTCCAGGAATTTTATGGGTAGAAAGTGGTGACTTTAGCGATGCTTACTATTCAGGAAGGCCTGATGACGTAGGGTCTATAGGTATGCAATATAATCCAG